CTTTCGCATCGTTGCCAACCGTATCTGTGCCAACAATGAAGTATGTGTAGATACGTGCAGGGTTCGTGTACAGAGTGACGATGTGACGGTCTGGGCTGATGTCATGGCTGATCCCCTCCAAAGCCATTAGCTGTGTCACCGTTGAAGGGGTGGACTTAGGGAAGGTTTTGGTCACCGAAATCTGTGACCCGATATCAAGGTTCGTGACAGTGGTTCGTTGCGCGTCAGTCAAACCATTCATCACAATCTGAATGTTGCCGAACCAGAAAAGAGGTACTGGACGAATAAGGAATGATGACAAGTCTCCTGCATCGTCAAGAGTTTCCAAAAGTGTCACATAGACTCCGGTGCTTTGTTCACCGTTTTGAGCTATTGAATCCTCTGCCCTTGATTGTGCGGCTCGAATAGTTGTGTTCAGATCACCTGCTGTTGGGAGTGCTGGTGCAATAGCAACTATCGCAACATTGATGACAGATGATGTTGTGGAGGTGATGTCGTTCGGTCGTTGTTGTGATGGTGCAGCGTAAGCATCGGCAAGAGTTCCCGCGCCAAATAGTTCTCTAACGCTGTACGAATAAAACGCTCCAGCCATGTCAGCTACTCACGATTTCAAATTCGGTGAATGGGATAGCAGTTCCACCGGTATCAGCAAGCGTTGCTTCAATAGATTGCAAATCACCTGTAAGACGTTTATCAAAAGCAAAAGCACCGTTTGCTTTAATGAAAAATCGTCCAAGTTCTGAACCGTTAAGTCGTTGTAGATATTCAATAACTGAAGCGGATTGGTCTACTGGTGCGGTGCCAAGTTTGCCAATTCCAGTATCAATATCTCGATCGCCTGGTCTGGTGAACAGTCCAGCATTATCTAATACTGTTCTCATACGGTCACCCGTGTATTGAACTGTTGGTGTAAATGATGGAGTTCCAATGTTGTTCAACTGAAACAACCTATCTGAACAACTCACCGTCACTACTGAACGGTTTGGTTTTTCTATTGCCTGCTTATATTGAGTGATAATGCCAACAAATAGATAAGTTCCATTTCGACTGATCCGCACATTTGAATTTAATTCAAACCCCAACCGTCCAGTAGTGGAGTTGTAATACGGGGAAGCCGTGTTCACTAAAGAGAAATAGAAGTCACGATCTTCCAACAGGATTGTTGCTGAACCTGGCTGACCGCTAATTTCCTTAAACTTGTTTTGACGGCCTCGATTGATAGACACAGCCTTGACATATGTGGTCACATCTACATACAACGGAGTTCCCTCAATGAGATAAGTAGTTGACCCGATAATGCCCTTAACCGCATCACCGACAATGAATGCGTTTGTTGTCGCACCGTAGTCCATCTCAACCATATAGGTACCGCAGTTAGGGACAACAACAGCCACAACTAGTTAGTCCTTACAGGAACTTTGCCAACTGTCGCGTTATAAGTTTTCAACGCATCAACCACCTTCTGTGGCAGACCAGCTTCAGCAATCGCAGCGTTGATATTGATCGCATACGTATCACCAGAACGGGTAGAGAAACCTAACGCTGAAACCGTGTTAGCAGGCTGACCGGACACCCCAGCCATCGGGTTAGGCATACCACCCAACACCTTCGGATACTTAGCCATCAAATCAATCGTGGCCTGATACGTTTCATTCAACTTTTCTTGAGCTTCACGCTCCTTATCAATCGCCTCAGCCAATGCCTCAGCAGCATCAAACGCACTTAACTTCGCATCATAAACAGCCTGCAAAGCCTCATCATAAACAAGAGAACCGATCGTCGCACCAAAAATGGTTTCATTCAAAATCGTTTGCTGAGTATTCAACTCTTTGGTTGAATCAATCTGACTATCAGTTGCATCAGCAACACTCAACTTCGCTTCAGCCAAATCCAACTCCGCACGACGAATATCAATCGGAGAAGACTCAGGGTCTTTACGAACCAAAGCCAAATTCATCTCAGCATCAGCAACCGAATAAATCGCCTCCTCAACAGCAAACGTCGCACGCTCCTGAGCGCGTTGAGCCTTAGCCAACTCAGCCTGCGCAGCCAACGCCTCCGGCGAACCAGCACCAAAGCCCTGTGATATCTGATTCAACTTTTGCTGAGCCTGAGCCACCGCCAAATCCGCATCAGCCTTCGACCTCGTAGCCTTAGCCGTCCCCTTCTGCGCATCCGTAAACGACTTCTGCGCAGATGTAGTGGACTTCAAACTATTGCTATATTCCTTCAACTTTTCGGTAGCGGTTTTCAAAGTCTTAGAAACAGACTTACCACCCCCATCCAATTCGTCACCCACATCACTAGCAGAACCCTTGAAGTTTGTTTGCTGGTTGATTGCGTCACGCAGACTCAACTTGTAGTTGTTAACTGGAACAGCTAGTGCATCAAACTTCTTTGATAAATCGTCAATATCAATCAAATCTTTTGAGAAAAGACCTTGACTCATCAATTTAATTTTTTCTACTGGGTTTAAGGTCAAAGCACCTTTAATGAAATACGCTGCTCTAGCAGCAAGGTTGATGACTTCGGCAAGGGCAATAGCAATAGATTTGAACGCCAAAGCAACCTTAGAACCAGCAGACCCCGATTCAAAGATGAGTTGCTGAAGGCCAGCAACCAAACCCTTTTCACCGATAACTGTGGTGATGCGCTGAACTGCTGGTGCAACATTGTCAACCAAGAACTTTGAGAACTTTTGTAGATATGGCAATAGGGCTGCGCCAACCGTTTCAACAATTTCACCGAATTGTCCACGCAAAATCTTTAACTGTCCACCGAACGTATTCGCAGCAGTTTCCGCAGCACCACCAAACTGATCGTTCAATAATCCAAGCACCTTTTCAAAGTCTTTAGATTTCTTTGTTGCATCGTCAATCGGAATACCAAGTTTTGATAATGCGGTGAACTGACCCTGGCTGGCTTTAGCCAAACTTACGCTGACAGAGGCCAAATCTTTCCCTGTGGCACTTGAGATATTTTGGGCAGTATTTAGCAACTGTGTTGATAACTGAAGGTCACCCGTTGCTCGAACCAAAGTCCCCAACGACGCACGAAGCTCCACATCAGATGTTCCGTAACGAAGTTGAGTGACCGACACATACCGTTCAGCAGAAGCCGTCAACGCATCATTAGCCCCAAAAGTTTTTTCTAACTGACGTTGCAACTCAACTTGTGATTTCTGATCTTCCATCGCAGCTTTAACCGCAGAAGTCAAACCCGCAGCAACAGCACCCAAAGCTGCGGTAGCCCCAATAGCCAACTGACCCCAACCAGGAACCGCACTACCAACAGATTTCTGTAAACCTTTCAGTCCACCAGATAAACCTTTGAAGCCTGCTGTGGCCTTAGCGGTATCAGAAATGAATTTAACAACGAATGTCCGCGAGCCAGCCATGCGCCGATTCTACTCAATAACAGACAACCCATTTCGCAAAGCCCTGAACTCAACCAACATCGCTGTATAAAGTGCTTGACCTGTTAGGCCATCCCAACGAGAAATATCTATTGGAGCATTCCACCAAGCCTCAGACATCACCTCTGCACCAGCACGACGCTGACGTGGTTGACGTACTTGCTTCGAGCGAGGCGACACAGGATTGATGACAGGTTCGACATCAAGTGTGAACGACGAATCAAGTAACGCACCATGACCTTCATGGAACTCAAACGGCTGATCCGGTGCGTGTTGAGGGAGATAGAAAATTCGTGCAGGGTCTTTAGTCTGAGGGTCACCAACCAAACCGATACGGTCATGCAACTCAGCCCACACCACCCGCCACAACGACGCAGGCACCTTCTCCGCTAACGGCAGAACCAGGTGATAGTGAGGATCATCCAACCGATGCGAATACGTGGAATAGGCAAACCATTCCAAACCATCTAGTCGAGCATTGTCAAAGGCTTCGCTGTCCATGTCCACCACAAGGGCTTCAACAAACCTGACATTACGGTTACCTCTAGTAGTGCCAGCGTCATACTCAACAGGTGACCACAACGACCCAGCCTGCTTATCTGGGTTCTCCTCATGGAACGACAACAACTCCTTGAGCTGCTCCCACGACGAAGCCAAAGGCTTCGGATAAATAGACTTTACATCCTTAAACAGAACTGACATAACCCCTCCTCCTAGAAGGGTACAGGAAACTCAGCCAAAATCAAGCATCATTTTGGGCTGTTAGTCGCTAACGAAAACCATGCCACTATCAGTCATATTCCAAACACCACCAGCCTCAGCGCGGGCTTGAGCAATAGCAGCCTTATCATCAGCCAACTTCGCTAAGACTCGATCAATGGCTGCCAAATACTCGTTAGCAATATTCTCTTTTTCCTTCCTGACGGTAGGCCAAAAGAAATAACCGGAACGACCACGATGCCTCAAGAATTGTTTCGTTCTTGGCGTAGCCCCACCACCAAACTCTGCACCAAAAAACACATCACCTCTGGTGACTTTACGCTTCACCCTCCTTTTGGTTTTGACGTTGTATGAAGAAGTGAACTTGTTTGACTTTGATTGGAATGGGGAGTTTTCTTTGAGCTTAATAGTCGGGATGCGATCTCGGCTTGCGCTCATCCCCTTCATAACTTCAACAGCCTGACGGCTACGGGTCACAGTCCCAGCTTCAGCTTTGGCTTTATCAAGCAAATTTTGTGCAACTTTTTCAGCAGCTTTACGCATCTCATTATTGAAATTGGCATCAGCTCTAGAAGCGTCACGGAGAAATTCTGCGATACCAAGAATCTCAATCGGTTGGTTGCCACCAGTAATGCTGACTTGACCTGCTCTACCGAATGCTTGCGCCATAACAACAGACTACTTGTTTAGATGAATTGCTCTCCAACGCAAATAAGCAAACATCGTGAACAACATTCGAGGGTCTTCTGCCAGCAAAGAGGAGGGCGATATCCCCGTTTCCACGGAAAGATACGCGATCATCCAATGTGCTGACTGATCTCCAAAGGGACGATCACGGCATCAGCCTGGTTACCCAACTCCAACGCTTCAATCTCGTTAATCCACGAATCAAAATCTAAACCAGTACGTTTCGTGCGATGCTCAGAATGCCAAGCCAAGAAACCTAAATCGGTAAGCGTTAGTTCAGCCTCAAACTTCGCAACGCTCTTACTGAACTTTTGTTCAAAGGCAATGAAGTCTGGGAACGCAGCAATGATGGTGCGTTTCTTTTGATCTAACGATGACGTTACTTCTAACGCTATTTTCATTTGTCCTCCGCAGGGTTAAGGGTTTATTAGAAAACTTACGCGCCAGTACCAGTCTTAGTTACTGCACCGTCAACAGGCAGCGTTATATCAAAAGTTGCGAGGTCACCCACCGCACCATTGATAGGGCTATAACCCACTGGCAATACGTTGAATGAATACTGTGGTTGAGTTGAACCAGCAGTAGCAGTACCGTTTGGCTTGATCGTCATTGGCACAGCAGTTCCGTTGTTGAACGCATCGTAAAACAATTTTTCAATCGTTGGGTAATCCTGGTGCATTGACAAGGTGACGCTGTGGTCACGCAAACCTTGGATTCGAGTCACAGCGTTTGCAGTACCGAACGCAGTTGTAGCGACTTCGGCTGCTGACAGGTTCAATGCAACAGATGCGACATAAGCCGAGATGTCTGTGCTTGCCGTTCCAAAGGTTACGTTTACGTTTGTGAGAACTTGCTTTGCCATATTGGGTACTCCTGCCTTCCGGCACTCGAAGATTTACTAATGAAACTCTACACGCTCGCAGGAATGCGTATCAACTAAGCGTACACCACCACACGGAAGTCAACCATGAGATACGTTGCGTCGTTGCCATCCATCGTAGAAATGTTGGACGCTGACTCCACCAGCAAGTCCTGCACCACCCCACCCAACGTGCGATCCGACTCCAACGCCTGACGCACCGAAGTCGTCCCCCTGTATGACAAGAAACCGTCCAACGCTATCTGAGCTGTACGTTCAGCCGAACGACCCACCACCACAGACACAGTAAAAACATGGGTCAACAAACCCCCACCCATAGCCCCGTTGTATGTGATTGAATCCAACATAGGCCACGCAAACGGAGCATTCACATTGTCAGGCTGCTGAGCGTAAGCACGAAGACCTGAGATAGTTCTCAGCGCGGTAGCAATACCCTCTTTGATTTCGGTGACGGTTGTGGTTGCACTCATGCGTAAATCCGCATACGACGATACGGCTCAACCAGCTGAGCCATATCAGGGTCAAGGAATCGAGATACACGAATAGCACCCAAGTCACCAAACCCAGCAACCCCAAGTGGTGAGTCATAGCGTTTGAAGATGCGCGAAGCCTGAATGATCGTTGCCTGAGTTACAGGCTCCGGTACAGCAGGCCAACCGAACACAGCAGTCACCTGAACCAAAGCCTGCTCACCATAGTTAGCGTTCACCGTTGGGAACAGGTAATCGCCAACAGCACGAATCTTGTCGTAACTCCAAATCAACCCATCAAGGTTTCCGTTCAACGGTTCCAACTGGTAATCGGAACGAGTCCACGTCACATCAAAGTTGCCATCAGCAAACGAAGAAGTTTTCAGCGTGATAGCAGTACCAGCAATATCGTCAATCGAGCAGTAGAACGAATCCTCTGCTTGGAACACGCGAGCCTCAGCCGTGCCACTCTGCCAGAAGCGACGGTTGCAATAACCATCAATCAGACGTGACGCTGCACCAACACAGTTATCAATCAGATCATCGTCAATGGTGTCCGCAGTCCCGATGCGCAAAGCTGCCTTAACCTGATTGCGTGTGGCGTATCCATTGGTGATTGGCATAGTGACCTGATTCTAGTTGATTGACGCAGCACCACGATACTGCACACCCTCAAGCGAATAGTTCACAAACGGATTCAATGAATACACCTGACACGAATACACATCCCACAACCGTTGCTTCATATCCCGAAGATGACGCTCATACAAAGCCCAATGAGAATCACCAGGCACATACCCGTCAACCCTGTCACGCCCACCCAACGAACCACAATCAGCCCCAACCAACACAATGAACTTCGCCCCCATATATGCAGCCAAGTGCATCGCCCCATGAATCGAAGATGACCCGATAGTCAACTGGTCATACTCAACAGGCCAATCCTTATCATGTGGATTGAACGACACACCAGGTCTTCCGGTGCGCGTACCGAACGTCACGATCTTTGGCATGAAGCCCTGAAACTCTGCGTCAGTCCCATGTTCTTTTAACGGGGTGAAAACTGCGATTGACTCATCACGTCGAGCCTCTTGGATTGAGTCACCGTGATAATGGCTGAAGCAGTAATAGTTCTTCATCCCAAAAACTGACCCAGAGAAATTGACTGCGATACTCAGTTTGTCATCAAAGAAATCTGGTGACAGATAGTCAAGTGTTGCACCTGACCCGATGACATAAATTGTTTCGCCTTCATGCAGAAGGTTGTAGTCCTCTAATCCCATCCCAGTTCCCTTCGTCGTGTTAAATCCCAATGACCCGCATCAGGTAAACCTGACTGCCAGCGCATCGAATGCAAAGCACCATTAGCAGCGAAGCTGCGCTGGTTCTTTTCCGCTAACTCTGGTGCCGATGAAATCGTAGAAGAATTGTCGTGAACTATCCCAGCGTCAGAAGTGAACACGGGAACATTCAACCGCATCGCACGTTCCTGAAAATCTGTGTCCTCAAAATAGGCTGGCACATAACACTCTGAGAACAATCCAACCTTGGCAACCACATTCGCACCAACCCACGCGCACGACCACCCAGGCATCGCCTCAGTCAACGTGATCGAGTCAGGGTTGCAGTCTTTGTAGAAAACTTCTAGTTGCCCTGGCTCAAAGAACGCATCCGAATTGAGGATGATCCAGCCGTCAGCGTGAGGGGTCGCTTTGATACCGATGTTCCAAGATGGTGCGACACCAAGGTTGGTTGGCATTGACCAGACGTGATAGTTCTTGACATGGCGACGATCAATCACCCAAGGCCAATCATGCAACGTGGACTTGCCACCATTGTCAATGATGATGAGTGTCTCCACGTCGTAGTCAATCGAGCGTAAGCATCGCTCTAGTAGGTCATACCTGTTTAGGACGGGGACGATGATGACTGGCACCATGCTGATAGCTCCTTCATCACAGGCTTCCACGATTGCTCATAAACGAGGTCTGCGTCATATTGGCTGGCAAAGGCCACAGCCTGCTTATCCGTGCCTCTCGGAGCCTCATACGAGGCTTTAAGGGCATCCACGATGGACGACACGACAGGGGTGCAGAACCATGAACGCTGGTGCGCATCCCAGAACGGCTGAATGTCCACAGCCCACCCAGACCCAACCAACTCAGGTTGTGCCGTGTAGTCAGACACAATGACCCGTGTACCGCAGGCTTGCGCCTCGATCACCGCCAATCCGAAACCCTCCCCCATACTGCAAGCCAGCAACACATCCGAAGCCGTGTACAGCGCAGCCAAAGCCTGCTGAGGGAAACCAGTCCGATAAGCGTAAGGGTCACAAATCTTGTACTGCTCAGGCTTCACACCACAAGCATCCAACAGATGCACCAGATTAATACCACCCATCGCACCATCACGCTCCGTGTGCAGATACAACATTGCGTCAGGTTTATCTTGCGCAAAAATTGCGAACGCCAAAATGTTTTCAGCAAACGATTTGCGTGACGGGTTCGCACCCTTGTTCGCAGCGTTCATCATGACAACAAACTTGTCGTCAGGAATCTCCATCAACTCACGACCCGTGAACTCACCCTTAGACGAAACAATCTTCGGTGTCGGAGCAAACACTTTTTCTATCGCATGAGGAACATACATCGCATCAACGCCAGCGTTCTGCAACATTTGCAAACCAAACTTTGACATCGCAATCGGTTTCACATTGTCACGACGACACCAAGCCAACACATTTGGTGGGCAAGGCGCATGATCCACAGGAATCCAAGACGCGATATGTGGCACCTGATCCAACGACGGTGATTGCAAAACCCACACATCAAACAACGTCATCATCAGCGTTGGCATTTCACGATTACCATTCGCCCAATCCATCCAATGCGCAACCATAATGTCATCGCTATACGCAGACATTCCACGCGGATAAAGTTTTACACCATTCCACATTGAAGAAATACCTTCAATGCCATACATCGCATGGATCGCTACTTCGTGTTGGTCTTTAATCAGCCTTGCGACGGTTTGCGCTGTTTGGGTGCCGTAGCCCGTTGGGGCGAACGGGGCGTTGGAGTACCAGAGGATTCGAAGCGCGTCGGGATTGGCAAATCTGCTCGCTCTGGTAAGTGCGCTATTCCCCTGCGGAGCAATATCTCCGCTTCTAGGTCGGGTAATTCGACCGGAGTGTTCTTGACGATTACGAGCATTAGCCACCGTTCTCTCCTTCGCAGGTCGCAGGGTATAAAAAGAAATGAGGGTAGGTCGCCCTGCGTGTTCGACCTACCCTCAAACTTACACCGATATTGCTATCGGTTGCACTACCTTCAACTTATGGTTGTAGGAGGTGCTTGATGTGTGATGTCTGTGGCAAGTTGCCATCCACACGCCATGTGGCGCGGAAGGTAACAAGACCAGCGTTGAATGCGTAGTCATCGCTGCGCTCCAACTTCAGACCGCCAACCGTACGTACGTAGTACGAAGGTAGGTGACCGAAGATAACTGACTTGGTGGTCGTTGCTACGTCAACCATTGAAGGGTTTTCGTAGATTGGCTTACCAAGCAGCATGTCTGGGGATTCCATTGAAAGGGCTGGCTGGAACACATAGTTTCCTGCGGTGTCCTTCAACTTGCGAACCTGACCGATTGACTTGCCGTTCATCATCCAACCACAACCAGGAAGGTTGCGAGCTGCACCATCAAGGCTGTACATCAAGTCAATGAGGTTGTCAGCCGTGAATGCTGTTGCGGTGCCTGCGGTACCACCCACGCTTGACGCGGTGACGATTCCCTTTGGCTGGTTGGTTCCTGAACCGACTGTCAAAGCCGAACCTACTGCGTAACCAAGAGCGTTACCAGTCTGTTCTGCCAAGAAGCCGAGGATGTCTACACCGGAATCTTCGATGAGTTCGGTGGTCAACTGGCTCAAGAATGAATACTTGTAAGCATTCAAGGTGATGAACGAGTTGAACTGTGGATCGGATTCGCTGATTGCAGTTCCTTCACCTGGCAGAGTTGCTGTTGACCAGCTGTACTGCGAAGGGATTTGAAGGTTCTCGCCACCTGCGGTGTTCAACACAGTTGCTACTTGCAAGATAGGTGCAACAAGGCGAGCCTGTGCAATTACTTGGTTGTAGAACGAGGTTGGAACAGGTGCGCCTGCTGAACCCTTGGTGATGTCACGACGTTCAAACGTGTGACTGCGACGCTCACCCGATACAAGTGAACGGATGAATGCAGCATCATCTGCAACTGGTGCAGATGATTCTTGTGGACGTGCCTGTGAAGCGATGTCACGGGTTGCTGCATCGAGGCGTAGTTCACGAGCTTCGTCTTCACGAAGTTTTGCGATGGTCTGTCCACGCTCGTCCAGTTCCTTTGAGATTCGCTCATAGGTTTGGGTTTCTTCAGCTGAGAGGTCACGCTTTTCTGCGGTGGCTTTGTCCAAGATTGACTTGGCTTCTTCCCATGCACGATTGCGAATCTCAACCTGACGGTCAATATATTCTTTCATGATGTGTTCCTTCTCCCGTTAGGGATAAATGTTGAGTGTTTTGGATACGCAGGAAATTAACTTAAACCTGGTACGGCTCCGTACACAGCAACATCGAAGGTGGCTCCACTCATTCGACGCAGTACTAAAACAGTACTAGAAATTCTTGATTAGTTCAAGATGCTTAGCCATCAGGCCAAGAGTCGCAGGTGGTTCAGTTGGTGTTGGCTCCAACTTCGCAACAGTTTCACGCAACAACGCACCCTGATCTGGTGACAAAGTTTTTCCAGATTCCAATACCAAAATTGCGTCAGCAAGTTTGTCAGCATCAACACCGGTACGGGTAGCCAACGCATCAAAGCTGCGAACCTGTGCAGATGTTGCTGAATACGCTGGGAACCCTGTCACAACAGAAACCTCAAACAGTTTGATCTGACGCAGCTCACGACTCATGCCATCTTCAGACCAACGATCACCACCAGAGGGAACCGTAAAACCGAACGACATCGAGGTTACGTCACCACGCTTCATCAAAATTGATAGGTCTTTACCAACAGAAGTTTCAGGCAAATCAGCCGAAGCCAACAAACCCTTCGAGTCTTCCTGCAAACGCAAAGTCTTAGCACGAGTCGTAGCCAACAACATTGATGAGTCATGATTCATGTACATTCGGATATTGTTTCGTGCCTTCAATGAACGTGCAAATGCACCAGGCGCAATAGTTTCAATAAACGGCAACGGCTCAGAAGGTGAGTTGAACACAGCTGCATAACCAGTAAACGACATACCGTCACCGGACTCGTTAGCCCGCAACTCAAAATCGGATACGGTAACTCTGCGTGTCTCTACCTGTTCAGTCATATGAGAAACATTACCAAAGTCCTGCTCATCTTTGCGGTGGAACGCTGGTGCTTCACGCAAGGTTGGCATATCGCCAGACTTGATCCGCTTAGGGTCAAGGGTTTTTATACCTAAATCAAAATATGCTCGACGTGCAGCAGGATCATTATCTATCGCCAAAACAACAGTCTGTTCAGAGAGAATGTCAGCAGCCTTATTGCCTTTGTATTCAGGGGTTGGAATGCTTAAATCTTCGTTGAACTCAATGTCGTCATATTTGACTCCGGCATCAGCCAACTCAGCAACGGTCTTATCTTCTTCGTTTTCACCACGACCCGTCACAATGTAGATGAAGAACTTCTCGTAAAGAGCGTTCACATAATCAATGTTTTTTTGAATGCCCTCACCACCAGCAAGAAGTGTTCCGTCAATGTCAACGATGACCACATCCGTAGCGTTCGTTGACCGTGAAGCACCAACCTCATCATCCTTGATGGCCTGTGCTTTACGAGCAAACCAAGTCATTGCAGGTTCAGGGTCAAGCGGGTCAATACCCCAAAGGTAGAAGGCCACAGCACCAGCACCAGGGAAACCATCATCATCAGCCTCAGAGTTCTGTGAAGCATCCAAATCAACAAGATGACGCTGACCCCAAGCATTAGCTCGAATGACCTTATCTTCGCTGATATTGCCGTCAGCCATCTCACGCGCTTCACGCAACGTGCGATCAACCAGACCGTCACCACCCAAACCTTGAGCGTTATATTCCAAACCTTTAGCAGCAGCGTTTTGAATATAGGTTGGCAACTTCAAATCAACAGCACGTTCGCCACCTGGTTCCATATCTTCATCAAGTGAAATAGCAACCATCTGATCGACAGCATCCTGTTTTGATTGATGACATCCCATGACTTCGCCATCTTCCTTTTCTACAGCCCAACCTGAACAATCAGGGTTCTTGTCTGAAATAAAATATGGCATTAGAACGGCTGCACAATCAAAGAACAAGTAAGCGAACTGCCAGCAATTCCAAAGAGCTGTTCGGTGGTATTCAAAACAAAATACAAAGTTGCTTCAGGATCAAGATGCAAACCAGTTGAAGTTGTAACAGCAGAACCACCCAAATAAATAACCGAGTTCATCTGATGGTTATTGTTATGAATTGTCACCTTCACAGGATTGATAGGTGCATCAGCCAGCAACACGGGGGTTCCATCAACCGTGTAAACATAAGAAGTTAACGCCATCAGTCAACCTGATACGCATCAGTTGGATTATCAGGTGCGACAGTAGAAATCTGTTGCAACTGACTCGAAGGCAAACCAGTATGACCAATCGCAGGCAACCCAACCGCAGCCAACACCTCAGCCGGATCAAACCCAGTCAAAATCAACCGTTGCGCAATCTCAGCCTTCGACTGCATCTCAGCCAAGTTCGCAGCATTTATATCCACGTTGGCTAGAGGCACACGATATGAATCGCCACCGTCAACAGGAGCCATGTCCTCAAGTCGATGAATGTCGTTGATTGACAAGAAGCCTGATTGAAGTCCAGTTGAGAATGCTGTGTACCGTGACGCTTGGTCACCACGCAACAATCCGTCCACGTTGAACTTCATGAATGCTCGACCAGCAAGCAACCGTGAATAGCCTTCCTCAATCTTTTCAATGTAAGGCCTGAGCGTGTGGGTCACATACTGGATGCCGTTCTGTTCAACAGAGGCATACGACATCGCACCAGGCGTAGTCACCCCAAGCATTGAAGGAGGGATACGGAAGATACGGGCGATTTCTTCTACAGCAAAACGACGGGATTCCAAGAACTGTGCAGAATCGTTGTCCACAGTTGTCTTCGTGAACTTCGCCCCACCGAACAACACACCAGGACGATGCGAACGACGTAAACCCTTATGGCCTTCTTCAAAGCCTGACACCAAATCTTTAGCCTGCTCACGGGTGAGGTTGCCAGGGAACTCGATGATGCCGGAAGCGGAAGAACCCTGACCAAAGAATCGTGCAGCGAACTCCTCCAACGCTTTAGCCAGCCCCAAGTTTTCTTTGATGAGTTCAATACGGGAGCGTCCACGCAAATCACCAGGCAAACGAAGTTCGGTGATATGAATCATGTTGTCAGCTGTGATTACATCACGGCCTTCATAAATGTAAATCGGACGACGAGTCTCACGGTCACGACTGCACTCAACACGCTCAGGATTCAAAACAACCAAACCTGCGATACCTTGATCGTCGCGCAAGATACGAGTGAACGAGTTGCCGTTCAACATCAACGAAACAAGAACCTGTTGGAAATGCTCGATGCGGGTCACACCAGATTCAGGGTTATCTAACCAATCCGGTCGTGGACGGAACGGACGACGAGTTCCATCAAGACGCAAAAATGTGTCAACAGGTAGCGTTGAAATTGAATCCGAAATCATGCGCACACACGCATAGACGGCTTCAATTTTTAGTGAGTCTTGTTGCGTGACTGTTGTGCCTGATGCGGTAGTGAAACTAAACGTGTCACCTGAAGCAAACAAATTCTGAAACGAAACCGCCCGTTCCTCGTTGCCACCACCCAACAGCCTTGACAACATTATTTAGCCTTTCCGCGACCACGCTCGAAGGCAGCCGTGAACAATAGAACTGACAGGCCAACAAAAATTAGCCCTAATGGAATTGATAACAAGAATAGTCCAGATGCGATGAGCAAGATGGAAAAAAGTTCTAGCAGGATGATAGTCATGTCTCTAGACTACAAAGAACCCAGGCACAGGTGCGACTTCTTCACGTCGAGTCGCACGATCCACAGCCATACTCAACGCAATAGCAGCGTCAATCTTGCGTCGTGACTTACCCTTAGACAAGCGAAGACCAGCATCGGTTTGACGTGGCACAGCAGATAACACCTGATCGGTGAACATCGGATCGCCATCATGAGCCAACTGCTGATTCACAATGCACTCATACAGCGTTCCGATAGCAGGCACCATACGTTGCGCGGACTGCGGGAACTCAACCATTGGCAACCCATCATCAGCCAAAGCCTCAGCCGAACGCTGGAAGAACGCTGGGTCATAAGCAAACTCACGCACATTGAACTGGCGATGAAGTTCTCGAAGGTGATGTTCAACAGCTGCGATGTCTGTCATCGCCCCATCAGGAATCCAAATCTTTGCCCGCACCACGAGCCTGCGACCTTGCGGTTGGCACATCACCACAGCAATCGAGTCATGCTTCAAGGCCATGTCAACACCCACAAACATCGGTAAGTCAGGATCAAGTTGCAGGTCAGACTGGCATTGCTCCCACCCGCCAGCTGGAAGCCAAGGTGAATCCTCCTGTCTGACCCATTGGTTCAGACGATAACGACGCATAGGAATTTCAGCCGTCTGGTTCATGCTGACTTCCATGTCTTCCATGTCCAGCAAACCTTCAGCCAAGTTTGGGTTCGCTTGCGCCCAAGCATCTCGGTCATGAATCGCACAACCCTCCGGTGCCTCCCACCAAAAGAAACCAAACCGTTCATCATCACGCTCACCAGAGATGACCTGCTTGCCATAGTTGTACAGCCGTCCACAAATTGTGTCTAGGTCAAACCCTGCCGTAGTGATGGCAACAATCATCGGGTCTTTACGCGCACCCGAACCCAACGTCAAAGCATCCCAAAGTTCTGAGTCGCGCTGAACATGTAACTCGTCAAACACCACACACGACGGGTTGAGGCCTTGCTGAAGTTTGGCATCACTAGACAACACTCGATAGATAGCACCAGTAGACGGAACTTCAATCACATCCCGATACACCTTGCATACACCCGACAACGCTGGAGACTGAGTGATCTGCCACTTAGCCTCATTGAACACAACCCTTGCCTGCTGACGGTCACCTGCTGCGGAATACACTTCGGCACCTGGCTCACCCTCAATCAAATTGTAAAGCGCAATCAGCGAACCAAGAAGTGATTTGCCATTCTTACGAGCAAGCCCGACTAATGCGCGTCGGTAACGAAGGAGGCCATCAGCACGACGCTCAAAAAGATTATCCAATAAATCAGACTGCCAACCAGTAAGCACCAATGGCTCACCCGCACGAACACCCTTCGAGACATGAAGAAAAGTTCTTGCAAAATCGGTGACCTGCGCACCATCAGACTTCGGATACAACCTCTGCGTCGACCACGTTGGCTTTGCGTTGTCTGAATTGGTCAAGCTCATTTGCCACCCTTATCTCTGCCAGACCAAGACGCGCACGATCCGAAGGAGTGAAACCCAGCAAACTCATCCAAGCCGTGTTCTGTGCATCCATCTGATCTATCTGCTTCACCGCTGGATGGGTCACAATCTGACCGTTCGGACTGGTATACCAACGACGCTCGACATCCGACCCCAACCAAAGTTCCAGTTCTGCGATGGTGTCGAAGTTGGAACACAACCTGGTCATGAGTGGTGTGTCGTGCAACTCGCTCAGATGTCTCCGACCAGCCGTCCAATAAATCCCCCAATACGCTGAACCAACCACCCCCAAAGTTTTCGGTGCCTCTGGGATTATTGACAAATCCACCAACGCCAACGCAGACTCCGGCATCGGCTGCGCCTTCAAACCCCCACGAATCTCCGCACCTCGCGCACGTTTGCGCTCGACAGGCTCGGCCTTCTTGCCGCGCCCAACTCCAGTCCTCGGTGTTGCCATGACCCAATGGTAGCCGTACCCCCTCCACCAACAAGGCGCGTCTCGCGCACGGCATGGGTA